TTTAAACATAAGTCAAGTATTTATATATAGTTATATGAAATATGGTATGATATTATAAAGCTGTGTGCCTTTTGCGCTTGAAATGATACGGTATAGGTATATAATACATCATTAATGCGTGGGGTTGCGCTTGCTCGGAGAACAACGAAAGGGGCGTTATGGCGATATTCTATTTTAGGGTGCGGAACGAATACACATGGGTTAAGGCCGATAATAAGGATCAGTCCGCGCAATGGCTCGTGAATCAATGGAAAATAAACAATGAGGACAAGATGCGGTATGTAACACTTGAGCAATTGATCACCGAGCATATCGCGGATGGGTATTCGATTGCCCATCGTAATGATGATTACATAATCTTCCAAAAACAACAGAACCAATTTGAGCCATTTATTTGCTTACTGCTATTGCTTTTGTTCGTCATCCCGGGCATCGTTTATGCCGTATCGGCGAGCGCGCCAAAGAATGTGAGGTTACAATACCCTTTACGGTGAGATTGAGTATCCCCTGCCATATAATACTGCAAGGCGTCTGTATACTCTCTATTTGGGAGGTATGTCCGCCCCAAGTTTAATGGCTCTTGCAATAAGAGCATTAGCAATATCGGTGAAGGTCGTCCCACCGAGTTTCCCGTCGATAATCGCCGCACGCGTCAGCATAATATCTTTATACCCGCGTGGATTATTAGCAAAGGTCGTCAATACATACTCATGCGGTGTCCCAACCAAAGATGGATAGTTTTCCATTGCCCATAAAATTAGATCATCAGAATTATAGACCTTATCCGCTAAACTCATATCGACAGTAATATGGTTATTCTCGTCTATTAACAAACATTTGGATTGCACATCAGGAATCTCTTCCTCTTCAATATAGGAATATTTCAGTACAGGATTAACTTTGACCCTTACCCTATCAAGAAAATCAGATTCACTTTCACTATCTAATTTTGATTTATAAAACGGTGTAACGATTTGGACAGTGCCATTAATGTTTTTCAATATTATTTTCTTCATATTACTCCTCCTATCACTATTAAACTCGCCGTTGCCATATTTTCTCCTTATGCCCCTAACGCCGCCACGCAAACGACCGCAGCATCGGTGGCATTCGCAGCACTGTCTACGGTTTTAATCCTAACACTATCAGACGCTAAGGTCGTCAATCTTACGGGGCCTGCCGTATCAGAGCTGGCGATAACACAATAATTCGCGCTAGCGAAATCAGTGTCCCATGTTACAGTATAATCACCAGTACCATTATCAGTTATGCCAGCTATATTAACACCATCGCTTATTGCAATCGTACCAGTCCCGACGAAAACAACCCATGCCTTTACCTTGATTTTTTCCCCTGATATTTTTTCTCGGTTTAATGTGGCAACCGTTGAAATATCTATATTGCCACTTGAATTATTATAAAATCGACCTATTTTTCTATAAAATGTTGCGCCCGTCGGGGTTGTTGCATTGGTTGATATTTTTATTGTGAACGTTGTCCCCGATGCGTCCGCACAAGCATAGACATAATATTGCGTGCTTGATGCTTCGGCCCCGGTGTCGATCATGGCCCATGTGACGGTTGTATCGGACGGATTAACGCGGAATCGGGCGTTACCTGATGCGTCAACTATACATATCTCACCTGACCGCACATATATTTCCCCTGCTGCCTTGTATTCGACATCACACCCGCTTCGATATGTTTTAAGCATATTTTTATAAGAGTCACAATATGCCTGAGTACTGCCCATTGCGCCGAGCATTGTCTCAATCGCCTCGATCTCGTCATAGGGTGAATTGAATAGAGTCGCAATGAGCTTTGTTACACCATTTACGACCGCCGTAAAAGTTTTTTTCGTATTTGGAAATGATGCCGCCATATTATCACCTCTCTCGTAAATAGCTTATATATAGTTCTATTTTTTTAAGTCTCGCCGCCGTATCAACAACCGCGTCCCCGATCGCGATTCGCAAATTGAACTTCTCCTCCGTGTTTGACATCGAATATTGCAGGCTCGTTATTTGGTCGCTATAAAATGCGCCGACATAGACATTGCTGCCGCCATCATCAAGCAACCCGATAGTAACATTACTTCCGCCGTCCGCTGTCTCGCCCACGATGATAGTGTTATCGTCATAGTCCGCGTCGAATATTGCTATCTCGCCGATTGGCAATGTGTCCTCAAGTCTTAGGTTTGTGTTCGGGATGGTACATGACAAAACAATTTCGGGCCGTGATAGTTCTTTTAGTTTAGCCCCTAGGTACTGATCCGCTACCGATTGAGTTGTGATCGCAGAATTAGCCATGATCGCTTCAGAAACAAAATATGATGATTGACTGTCTGATGCCTCAGCCGTCTGAACATAGACCGTCTCATTCGCATCATCGAGTTTCCCGCCTTGAAAGATAATCTTATTAACGAGCTTCGACCAATCAAACTCTCTTTTAAAATCAGATACATTCTGCCCGATAAAGAACTTATGCCGGAGCATCGTACTTTCGTTGAGCCAATAAAATTGCAGGTTTTCATTCACCCCATACTCAACATCACCGAGCAGGTCAGATAAACTCTTGAGTGCCTCTTTCACATCTGTTCTGAAATCGAGCTTGTCCGCCGAAAAAGAACTTGTCTCGATAGTGCCTTTGGTAATGACTGTGTTCGGCGTGACGAACGTATCAATGATGTTCTCAACAATAGCAGACACGTTCATATTCTCGTAGGTCTTTGTCAATGCCGCGTCATGCACAACTCTTTTTGAGAGCTTGTTGATATATCCGACCACGCGGACGGTTATCTGTTGTCCCATCTTTAAATGATGCGTCGGCTGCTCGATATAACCGCGATACACGAGCTTTGTCGTTGCCCCGGACTTAAGTCGTATCTGTATATCATCATCAGCTTCAAACTCAAGGTCCCGATACGGTTTGTTAATGGTAAGACTAGCCGTCCCACACCCACCAAGCCGTAACCATTCCCATTCCACCCGTGACACAAACGGCGTGAGATACCCTTTAAGGTTGCCGTTCTTGTCTCGTAGTTCAATGTTATATTGCGTTGCGTATACCGTCATTGTTTAATACCATGCGGCCCGGTAGCTTAATGTGATCGATGCGCCAGACGTCCCCGTATACTCGATTGTATTATTTCCAGCCGATAAGTTTATAAAATCACCTTCAAAGTTTGTGTGATCATCTGTCCCGTCGTTTAATATTTCAAACTCGTCCGTATCAACCCGATTATCAATTTCAAGAACTTTCGTCGCCGCAACTGTCCCGATATATTTGCATAGCTCACCGCGTGTCGTGTTCTCGATTTGGATATTATTCGTAATCCCACCAGCCGGGGCCGTCAAAGCTATCTTAACCCGTGTCGGCGCATTGCCAGCGTTCGCGATCGTGTACCCTGTCCCGCTTGTCGGTGTCCGTGTGTCGGTCGTTAATGTCTCGCTCAACCAGAACGGATCAGCCGCGATAAAGGTCGCCGACCATGTAGCGACAACGGCAAGATGAACATATTTATAAGTGAAATCTTTTAGTTGCGCCATGACGTAACGCTCATCATCAATCGTGAACTTTTGAAGGCCGTTATTAAAAGCCGCCTTGAGCGCGTCTATGTTTGTCCGTAGTGTCGTATAGCTTGACCCTGCAATATCACCGGAAATCTTTATTTGCAGTTCTCCAAGCCTACCCGTCTCCGCGATGGTACCGTCCCTCTTTGGTATGTTGTATGTCTTTACCGTTCGCGCAAGTTTTTGATCTATACCAGAAACAGTAATGTTATTTGCTGAACTATCAATACTGAATGTCCCGAAATCAACGTCAATCGTTGTCATGTCATAACCTCGCCATTTGGTCGTTTAGCCCTTCCGAAACAATTTCAACAAGGGCATCTTTTATTTCATTGAGCTGTTCTTTTGATGTCATAACAGGATTGTTTATCTCGACATTGATACTGACAACGCTGTTTCCGCGCTGTGCTTTATCAAGCGGCGTTATTCTTGCGCCTGCTGGAAGATTAAGAAGTTCGGGCCCTCGTTCACCGATCAGAACCGTCCCTGACGACATAACAGTTCCACCCTCTGCCGCGCCCGATATTCCTTTGCGAACACCAGTCCCCGATGATGTTGAAATAGCAGTTCCAACGCCGCCTTCTTGCCCTACCGTTGCGGCCAATCCGACGGTCAACGCCGTGACCGTTGATATTCCTGCCGCCGCCGCTACTGCATTAGCTCCAAAGGTCGCCAGAGATACTAAGGCGGCAGGCACAGCCCAAACGGCCGCCACAGCCGCCGCGTGTGCAGTCGATGCCGCAAGATCAGCCGCACGAAAAACCTGCGACATCGCAAGAGCAATCCCCATTTGAATAAGATAATCGACAATAATTTGAACCATCGACCATCCAAGCTCCTCAAAGGCAGTCCGCACATCAAGCGTCCCTCTTATCATATCGACTAATATTTTTGATGTCCCCGCCGCGAATGTGTCTCTTAACTTACCAACGGCTGGCCAAAACGATTGATGCGCTTGCCTCTGTGTCTCAAGTGCGAATTGCAGATATTCAGAATCACGTTGGTTCTTCGCCATTTGCGCGGCGGTATCTTCATCGAGCCATGCGTTATTGATCGCCCGCATTTGGTCAACCTTGAGCGTTTCCTGCGCTATGTAGTTCTCAACATAAGTCTCCTCCATCCCTGTCTTTTCATCAAGGAACGCTTGGTGCATTTCCATCAACTGTTCGTATTTTATTTGCTCTGACAGGACGTAATTCTCGATGTATAGCTCATCAATCGTAGAGTTCTCGGAGACCCATTCCTCGTGGATGGATGTAAGCTGAACATATTTAAGCCGTTCTTTTTGTATTGTTTCAGCAATGAACGCCTCATCAACGGCGTTCTCTTCTTTCTCTGGCCCCTTAACACCGGAGAACGCACCTGTTAAACCACCAAGGCCCATTGACAATATATCAGGCAGTTTCATAATGCCCGATAAAATACCGACAAGCCCGGACGTATCTAATTTTGAAAAGTCAAGGTTTGACACTAATGCCGCCGCGGCATCGGCGGCAACAATCAAGGACGGCGCGAGATCATCGGCAATTTGTTTCTTTGCTTTGTATATCTCGTTATTCATTCGCAAGAACGATTGCTCGACATCGGCGTTTGTTGTCTGTGCAATTCTGATAATATCGACAAGCTCATTCTTAAAAGCATTCGCGACCTTACGGACGGAGAAGAACGCAAGGCCGACTTTAACCATTGATTTCTCAACCATGTCAGCCGCAGTCTTTCCCTGCTTGCCTGATTCTTGAGTTTGTCCGGTGATCTTCTTTAACTGTTCGGATATTTTCTCAAGCTCTTTTTGCGCGTTATTCTGTGCCTCAATGAGTATCTCTAATTTATTTGCCATGATTTCTTCTTGCCGTTTCCGCATCAAAGAGCATCTTCTTTGACGCTTCGTTCCTAATGAAATTCATAATCTCAACGTATTTTGCAACCTGCTCTAATAACCCGCCGGCCGCAGGTAATAACCCTTTTTCTAAATGGTTATAGAGTGTCAAGTAAATCCGCGTCTTGTTGTCTATCAACTTTAAAGGACATCGGGTATAAGGGCGCGCATTTATATACTGCGTCTGCGCGTCCTTCTCGCACCCTCTCAATTCCTTTTCAAGCTCTGCACATTTTCGGCAATCTAGGCCGTCCGCATCCCAAATTGCCGTGATCAGTTTTTTATTTCTTGCTCGGATGGATTTGAAAGACCGCGTATCTTTTCAACAAGCGGCTGAATTAGTTTGTTTGCCGCATAAAAAGCCATGATGCGTTCGCTCACGACCTCAATCTTTTTCCCGCAATAATCGATCTGCTCCGTTTCAAATGCGATGTCTTTACCCTTAACAATAAGCCCTCGATGAGCGCGAACTCCGAACCTGACGAGATCGTAAGAGTAATTTGACATCACGAGGACAGCTTCGGGCGTTATGCGTGCGCCCTTTATATCATCAGCCGTGACCTCTTTCTTTACGTTCCCGTCCTCGTCTTTAAGATTAACGCCGAGATCGGTTGACGCGAGCTTTGCCTCAAGCTCAAGTTTCTTCCGATACGGTATCATCGCAATATCAAACTTAACGCTTTCAATCTCAACCGTTACAATCTCAAATGGATCAATCCCTAACATTGCGAAACCCTCCTTTTCCTGTGAGTGCAGTTATTGTTTAAAATCATTCATCATGTTTGAACATAGCTAATTTCGTCATTACCCGCCGCGCCGCGAGCAAGCATGAACGGAAGTTCAAAGGTTCTTATGCCGTCCCTATCGCCATAGACCGGGGCCTTGAGATAGTTATACGATGCCGTCAGCGTGTGGATATTTCCCGCTGACCCGACCGCGAACGACAGAGCCTTAACTGTCCGTGAATGGAAATAATCAAGGAAGTCCGCGTTTGACGTTGCTCTTAAAATCGCCTCGATTGTGACCGACCCCTCAGGGGTACGGCCGGCAATAGCAAACCCCTTAAACCCTTCGGCCTGATTGAAATCCGGCCTGTCTGAAATCTTGTTGCCGAGCTTGACCGATAACTTTTCAATGATCGCCGCATATGAGCCGAGCGTCATCGTGCAACCCTTACAGATAAGCGGTGACGGCGTGTCGAATACTGGGGTGACAAGAGCGATGTCCGTTGCTAGAGCATAAACACCCTTGAGAGAAAATTGTAATTTGGCGATCTGCCCGGCCTCCATAATAAATTCAAGATCGCCGATGCATCCGGTGATCTTATGACATATCCCGTCGATATAAACCCACACAGTGCAACCGACCATGCCCGTTGAAATAAGCGCATACGTTACGCTTGTGGCTGATACGATCGTTTCTCCAAGCCCACAGCACTGCAGTAATCCACTGTTTTTTGATGCAGTCCCAGCCGTCCCTGACCCGCGCATCGGAACCCAAAAGCTCAACTCACAGAACGTCTTGCCCCTTAATTCTGGGTGCATTGACAGATCAGAGTTGCCCGGATTCCGCTCTATCATGTCCGCATTAATCGTCAGCTTTACCTCATTTGCCTCGACCGCGTTAGCCGCAGCGGTCGGCGTTGGGTCCTGTCCATACGTCGCTTCCACTTTTGCAAGCACCACAGTTTTCTTTGTCCTCATCACTAAATTTGCCATTTCATTTCCTCCTGTTAATATACATATCTGTCTATTGTTTGTATTTTAATATCTAAAACAGAGTAGTTATCTGTCGGCGTAATTTCCCATGATTTGTATTTCTGAATGACAACTGAGTCCGTCCAATTCTCTGGTTTATCAAGAGCCGTGATGATAGTATCAACTTTTCTGTTCGCCTCGTCATACGCAATGCGGTCGTTCTGATAGTTATTATCAAGAGCGATTAAGATGTTCCATTCCTGATCGTCGTAGAACTTATCAACGATCGTCTCACCGTCCGGGGCCATTTCACCCTTAACCCGTTTAAGAATAAAAGACGTTCCGTATTCAGATGTTGGCATATTCTCGATTTTCAATACGATTGATTCCGTGTAGCCAAGCCCTTGCAAGATAGCCGTGATGCAATTCTTTACCGTGTCATAACTCATATCAATCCTCACTCATTTTTGCCATTGCTTTCGTTACCCTGCGCGGCCTCTTTATCGGCGCAAGAACGGCAACCTCGGCAGGGAGTAAAACGCATTTACAGTTCTCTTTACAGACCGTTGCCCCTGTTCTTGGCATTCCTTCATCTTCCCATTCTTCCCATGTTTTTTCTTCACCGTGTCTATCCATACAGTCCGGGCAAGTATTGATTAAAACCGCCGACCACCGATAAGACCCTTTAACGCCAAGCTCTGAAAACTCCGAACAGTCACGCGCCCGTGATATATGACCGCGTGCGTTTGATTTCATTGAGTTTCTAAACTCACCGAATATCCGGCCACCTTCTTTAAGGTCGGTCAATAGCTCATCTTTAATAATGTCAGGGTCAGCACCACTCAAGAGCCTTGCATCGATGTATTCCTGCAATGTAACCGCCGTCCTTGCCGATGTACCAAACATATAGACCTCAAGAATATCAATCTCGCGGGCGATAGATGCCTGCAATATGTCTTTCTTATTTTCCTGTGCCATTGATTAACTCGTCAATTCTCTGTTCCATAAAATGCAATGCTTCTGTTTCCATAACTTTCGTTATCCCGAAGAACTCATATTTCTTTACGCCTTTAAGCGTCTTGATGCCGTCCTGCAAATACGATCCTATGTCAGCGCGTGCGTCGTTAAGGATAACGGCAACAGATCGTGCGCCTCTCTTGATTGATTTAAAAGACGATCTTAGCTTACCCGTCAGCCCAATAAGCGGCCGGCTATGCCCTTTTCTTAGTATCGTTTCAGGCTCGTTCTTCGGCAGGTTTCCCCCGTCTATGTTCTTGCCTGCATCTATTCCTTCCGCAAGCCTCGGAATAACGATCGTGTCCGCAATAGCCTTTAGTTCCGGGTAAAGGTTTATCTTCGTATTGAAGGTTATATCCGATTTCATCCGCATCATTATCATAGGTCACTCTTTATTTAGGTTCGGATCGTTTGAGTCGTCTATCTTAATGATCTTGTGTTTCTCGATTTCCTTTGCAAACGAAAGCCCTTCTTCAACGGCCTGTTCCGTGTATTTGTCAAGAAGCCAGTCATATATGATCTGCGT